GTAATGCCGCATTGATTACTGCATGTTCAAGCCTTTCATTGGTCACTGTGCCATCCAGGCGCATCGTTTTACGTAGCGCATCCGGCTCTATGTCTGGCCAAAATGGGCTGTTGGTGATGGTGTTTGCAGTGGCGCTTGTGGCTGGGGCGATAAAGCTCATGTTGACCTGCTTGCGGCTAGGTTGTGCGGTGGGCTGGCGTAAGTAGTGGTATTAACTATCGCTACTGGCCAGCGCCGCACGGGTTGCGAGGGTCGCTCGGTTAACCAGCACTGCCTGCCGTTGCCGGCGCGGTGCTTTCGGTTGTTTGTTTGTCGGCGTTCTTTAGTTCTCGAGTGAGTTTCTCGATAAACTTTTTCACACCCACTTTATCGTTTAAGGCCAGCGCCTGTTGGTAGGCATCGAGTGCTGCATCAGGTCGCCCTTCTGCCTCGTAGGCATGCCCAAGTTGACGCAACAACTTAGCGCGCGCTTCGTCGTACATATCGCACTCGGCGGTCAGTTCAAGCGTGGCGTTAAGTTGCTCGCTTTTGACTGGGGTATCTGTCTCAATCAAGCGCGCGGCGGTTTCGGCAATTTCTTCGGCAATGGTGCAAGCCAGATTGCGCTCAAAGCGGTCAGGCATAACCAAATCATGCTTAAGCGCGTATGCGGCCAACTCAATCGCACGATCGATATTGCCAACATCGATATGCCATAACAGCACAGTGACGAACACTTCATCTTGCAGGCCTTTATCGCCCGCAATGGTGCCATTGATATAGGCATGTCCCCCGCGCTGCCGCCAATACGCTATGAAAGCGCTTATGGGCGGGTGATGTCATGATTAGGCTCCCATCTGGATATTTTCGGCAAACGCTGTGCAGCCATAATCTTCCACTACATAGGCATCGTTTGATGATTCGTAGTTTTCAATTTGGTCGCGTTTAGGGTTATCGATCACGCTGCGACGACGGGCGCCTTCTTGCCAGTAAAGACTTAAGTTATCCAAGCGTGTGACTAACACGGCGTTAGCAGGGAAATGAGGCACACGCACCGCGCCTAAACCGCCAATGCGTTTTTGGCTGATGATCATGTCAGCGGCCATGGTTTCCGTAGGGACGTTGTCTTTGTTGATAATCGGGAAATACTTATCAGCCAGTAGCTTACGACCACAAATCACAACCAGCTCAGTGTCATCTTGGTGCCATGGGTCAATCATGTTGTTAACCATGTCATACACCAATGCATCGAGGTTGGCGTAATCTGTGCCAATAACAATCTTGCCTGAACCGTCTACCACTTCGGCCATATGGCGCTCAGGAGCAAATTCGCGGATTTTTTGCAGCCAGCCCTTGTTCACATCCTGTAGCAGCGGGTTTGCGGTACGGTTTGAGGTGGCCGCACGGCTAGTGCCGTTAAAGCCGATCATAATGCGGTCGAGTGCCTGTTGTTTCAAAATGGCATCACGGATGCGCGCCTGAAAATCCGGGAACTTAGCCCACATATCGATTTTGCTGTAACGCAACGCAGTATCAAAGTTGGTTTGGGTACAGTCGTAGCCATGTGCATCTAAGTTAGCTGGGTCGATAGCTTGACGATCGCCTTGGGTGGTATCCGTAGTACTAGCAATCGTACCTGTGACACCTAAGCCTAACTTTTCACCAGATTTTTCGGTGACCGGCACCACGTTAATCTGGGTTAAAAACTGCGAGCTTTCTTGCATCCGTGTTTCAAGCGTTTGCTGGACGCTTGGTGCCACGGTGAATTTTGTTTCTGCCGTTTCAATACTATTTAGCGTCGCGACCTGAGCTAAGTAGCCATTGTAAAGGGTACGGGTGGTGTTGCGCATGTTTGCTCCTTAGCAATCGGTTTTAATGTTGTTGTCGCCACCGGTTGCGGGCGAACGTCGTTGGCCTGTTGGCTCTTCTTTTTCGAGCTGCGCTTTAAGCGCATTAAATTGGCTGCTGAGCTCGTTGAAGTCGGTTTGCAACTTATTGAAGTCGTTAACAGATTTATCAAGCTTGGCGGTGAAATCCGCGCCTGTGTCGGCAACTGTTTTGGCAATTTCTTCAACGGCTTGATGTACGTCCGCAAAGTCGGTTTTAGCGTCGGCTTTGCTTTTGCCTAACAGCGCTTTGACTTTAGCGAACAGACCTGGCTCGTCGCTGATGTCGTCAAATTCAAGCTCCACTTCAACGGCGGAGGTAAACAGGTTTTCTGGGCGCTGCTTGCGGGATGTAAGCGGGTTGTCTTTGCAGGTTGCTGAGAACGCTAGCATTTCGGTTCCTAAGGATGCAGGGGAGTCTGTCACCGCTAGGCCCACTAACCCACATTTGCCGGTTTTGGCAAAGTCGGGATCAATTTCGACACTGGTATAAACCTTTTGGCGGTTCTTGTTCATCGCCACCAGTTCTTCGGTCGGATCAATTTGGGCAAACAGCGTTAATTTGCCGTCCACTTCTTCGGCCTTTACTGCTGTTACATCGCCATAAGCCTTAAAGGGGCTATCTGGCGTAATACCGCGAATGTGCTCTAGCCAAATTCTGGCGCCATATTTGGCGGTGTTATAGGTGTCAACGATGTCTTTAATCCACTGGCGCTCAACGACACGGCCGTCTGTCGTATGTCCTTCGGCTAATACGCGGAAAAATTTCGATTTCTTAGCCATTTTGTCGCCCTTAAGGGTTGTATGAGGTCGGTTAACTGCTGCCTGTATGGTCAAGAGCGCGGCATTTAGTTGCAACGGCTTAGGGCGGTATAAGGAAACCGATACCGCTTAAACAACAGGGTTTTCGGTTTTGGCCTATTTACACTGGCGCCATGAAACTGAATCCCGAAACTAATCAACGTCAATACGCCAAGAATCTCTTTTGGCAAGGCTGGCACGTCCGCGAGATTAGCCAGCATTTGCAGCTGCCCGAAAGTACCGTGTCGAGTTGGAAAAAACGTGATGCTTGGGAAGATGCCAAACCCATCGACCGCGTGGACAGCGCACTTGAAATGCGTCTGTTACAGCTCATCAGCAAAGAGAATAAAGACGGCAACCGAAAAAGCAGCCGGTGAAGAACTATGTGAGCGAAGAGGATTTGGAAAAGCTGATTGAAGCCTTCCAAAACTCGATGTTTGCCTACCAAAAAGAATGGTACACCGCAGGCTTAACCCAGCGTATTCGCAACATCTTAAAGTCGCGCCAAATTGGGGCAACTTACTATTTTGCCCATGAGGCCATAATTGACGCCCTAGTGACAGGCCGTAACCAAATCTTTTTATCGGCCAGTAAAGCGCAGGCCCATGTGTTTAAGCAGTACATCATTCAGTTTGTGAAGGATGTGACCGGCATCGAACTCAAGGGCGGATTCACAAGTTTCAAGAGTTTCGCAAGGTCGCCTCTGGTATGGCACTCCATGCCAAATGGCGCCAAACCTATATATCCACCCCATCGTCAATTACCCACGATGCCTACCCGTTTTGGACTGGCGCGCTATTTAACCGTGGCCGACCTAAGGCCGATCGTATTGAGATAGATGTGAGTCATCAGGCATTGGCTAAAGGCCGCAAATGTGAAGATGGCCAATGGCGCCAAGTGGTCACGGTTGATGATGCTATCCGCAAGGGCTGTAACTTATTCGACCCCGATACCATTCACTTAGAGTACAGCCCTGACGAATACGCCAACCTGCTGATGTGCGAGTTCATCGACGACACTATGTCGGTGTTCCCTATGGTGATGATGCAGCGTTGCATGGTGGATTCGTGGGAAGTGTGGACCGATTACAAACCCTTTGCCCCAAGACCGCTCGCCCACCGCGAAGTGTGGATTGGTTACGACCCGAACAAGGGCGGCAAAGGTGATAGCGCCGGCTGCATTGTGCTCTGCCCTCCGGCTGTGCCTGGCGGTAAGTTCCGCGTCATTGAGAAACACCGCTGGAACGGCATGGACTTTGAAGCGCAGGCCAAGGCGATTCAAGATATTTGCGCTAAATACAACGTGACCTTTATCGGTATCGATACCACTGGCCTTGGTGAGGCTGTTTATCAGCTAGTTAAGAAGTTCTTCCCGCAGGTTACGCCATTCCAATACAACCCCGTATTGAAAAGCCAAATGGTGATCAAAGCTTATGACGTCATCAGCAAGGGTCGTTTGGAATATGACGCTGGCTGGACTGACCTTGCCCAAGCCTTTATGAGTATCCGCAAAACCTTAACCGCCAACGGCAAACAAGTGACTTATGAGTCCGCTCGCAGTGAAGAAATCAGCCACGCCGACATCGCGTGGGCAGCAATGCACGCACTTTACAATGAGCCATTGGATACCAGCGGCTCGAGTACTTCGACTTTGGAGATTTACGAATAATGGCAAAATATAGAAATGCTCGAACCATGGCAGCCAAACCGCAAGAGCAGCAAGGGCCGCAAGAGCAACGAATTGAGACCTTTACCTTTGGTGAGCCCATGCCAGTGCTGAGCCAACGGGAGATCTTCGACTATCTTGAGGCGATGTCTAACGGTAAGTATTACGAGCCGCCACTATCACTGACTGGCCTAAGTCGGATTTATCGGGCGTCGGTGCACCATGCCAGCGCGATTCAGGTAAAGCGCAATATTCTTAAAAGCTGTTTTATTCCGCATCCCAAGCTTAGCTTGTATGAGTTCAGCGCCATTGTTCTCGATTATTTGGTCTTTAATAATGCCTATGTTCAGGTTATTAAGAATCGCTTGGGCGGTGCGTTGAAGTATCAAGCCTCACCGGCTAAATATACGCGGGTAGGTATTAAACCTAATCAGTATTGGTGGGTGCCTAACTTTCACGAAGAGATGGAGTTTCGTGAGTCATCAATCTTTCATCTAAAGGATTATGATGTCGGCCAAGAGGTTTATGGTATTCCAGACTATGTGGCCAGCATGAACTCGACTCTGCTAAACGAGAGTGCGACGCTATTTAGGCGTCGATACTATGAGAACGGCAGTCACGCTGGTTTTATCATGTACCTCACTGACTCCACCGTAAATGAGAACGATGTGAGCAAGTTGCGTGAGTCGCTTAGAAACAGCAAAGGCCCGGGTAACTTCCGCAACTTGTTTTTGCATGCACCAGGTGGCAATAAGGACGGGATCAAATTAATCCCTGTGGCAGAAGTTGCCGCTAATGATGAGTTCCTGAGTATCAAGAACGTGAGCCGTGACGATCAGCTGGCATCACACCGCGTACCGCCTCAACTCATGGGGATTGTGCCCAATAATACCGGCGGCTTTGGTGATGCCGGCAAGGCAGCACAGGTATTTGATGCTAACGAATTGGATTGTATTCGCCAGTCACTACTGGCCATCAACGACTGGGCTGGAGAAGAGGTTATTCGCTTTAAGCCGTATCAGCTCGCAGTATCAACCGAGGTCAAATGACAATCGGCGCCCCATCACCATCAACCGCCCTCGGGCGGTTTTTTATTGCCTGCAGTTTACCCCCCTCTTTTAGCCCAGCGCGCGCCGTCAGACCCACGCCACGCCTGCCCGCTTTATCTGGTGAAAAAAACGCAAAAACGCGATCCCCTTAAAACCGCGCCAGCGCTCGCTGCTTTCACCGATAAAACCCTGCTACCCAAAACGCAAAAAATCGCAATTCCGATCATTCAGCGATCCCGCGATCAATTAAAAAATTAGGTATGTTTCTGTAGGAGTAAATCTTAGTGGCCTTTATCTCACCTTACTGTTTAGCAAGCACCCGCTTGTTCTGCACCGTAAGTTGCCTGACTTTCGGTGTATTTATCACCAGCATCAGATGAAAGCTGCTCAATGAGACCTTTACAGGAGAAACCTTGCATATCGAGGTATTGTTTCGCAGACCTTGCGGCCTGTTCATTCCAATCGGCATTCAGGCTATCAACCGCTATCGTTGCATCAGAAACGTTATAACCTTCACCATACTCTGATGAGAGCTGCTCAATCAGTCCGTCACGCGAAAAACCTTGCATACTGAGGTATTGTTTTGCAGACCTTACAGCATTTTTTTGAGGCCCTGTTAGGCTATCGGCTAATACAGGTGCAGCAGCAAACAAAGCGGCAATTATTGTTATTTTTAAAACATCCATACTCATTTCTCCATGTGTAAGAATAAAAAGCTTGCACTCAATTTTTACACTACTTATTTAGTGTGATTTTTGCAATTCATCATTTGACGGATTTCTATGACCGTTTGTCAATAGCGGCCGATACCCGCTATCTTGTTTTGCTTCAATGATCCGCCGCCTCAACTCGTCAAAGTCCTGCTCGCCTTTACTCTTTTGTAGCGCCGCGTACTGCATAGCCAAGTCTGCTTTTTTGTTTAGTATTTTTAA